CTGCGAGTGCGATTGCGAGGATGAGTCCTATCATTTATTCTCTCCCAACTTTAAACTTAACACCTTGTTTATTTAAGGCTTCAGAGAGTTCATCAATTATAGTCCTTTTAGGAGTAGTATTAACATCTTTCAGTAATCGTTTAGGGTATTTATATCCAGCTTCATATGCCTGTTTATGTGGAGGACGATCGTGCGCGTGTTTCAATTCATGAGTCAAAGTTTCCAACATAAAACTAGGATCTTCATGTCGAAGCCTAGGATTAATATTAATTGCTCTAGTTTTATTATGTGTAGTTCCGAGAAGATTTGTTTTCTCGAAATCTTCAGGTCCAAATCCTGAATCTGCTAGGAAATCTGAAGCACCCTCACCCGGACCAAACAGAATAGATGGAGTTGACCCACGCGCCTCTGGAATAATATTTAGTAATTTCTCAACTAATCTAGCTTCTCCCGGCCTTCCAATTACCAGAGGGAATGCATTCTTCCTAAACTGTGGAGCAGGTGGAACATCTGGTAGTTGATCTGGCCCTAATCCTAATTTCACAGGTTTAGGTTTGAAGTATGATCGTAGTTCATCTTCCTCACCAGCCTCGATGGGTGTAGGTGGTTTCGAAGGAGATAATCCTATCTTCTTTTTTGTAGGCATTACTACTCCGCAACTACTCCAAGTTCCTTCTCCAACTCTGCTATTTCCTTAGCTTTCTCTTTCATCAATGATGCTTTCTTTGCATCTTCCTGTTCTAGCATCTGTTGACGCACGCGCCATGGAGTGAACTGTGGAGTGATTGGCTTGAATTCTTCCGTAGTGGGTGGAAGTGGTTCGATAGTATCCTTCGCCAGAAGCCTGCTGAGTAATTCCTTCCGTTCTTTATTGCTCTCATCGAGCATAGATCGGAGGATTTCGCATGACTCACATGGAGCATCAGACAGACCGAACCACTTATACATTAATTGTTTAAACATTACATGAACTTCCAAGCAAGGCTAAATCCAAGTAAAAATACAACAAGAATCCAAAAAATAAAAACAAATGGACTCATTGTGAGATAATTATCATTCATTAGTGACGATACCTTGCAATTGGCTTAACTGTATCTTCTTCCTCAGTCTTAGCCATGTTTCGATAGAATGCGGTCCAGTCCTTGTTCACATCTAGCTGACGGACTAGTTGTTCCTGTTTCTCCACTCTCTTAAATTCGTCGCTCGCATCGTCAAAAAATGACTCAGCTGCATCAACCAGATATCTAAGTCCGTCAATGGGATCGTCTCCCTCGAACTCTGCGATATCTTCGGCGGGTTTATTTCCTCTGGGTTTGTCATAGCTACATGCCTTGATTGCTTCCACCAAAAACGGACACGCATCCTTAAATATCTGCAATTTAGGGATGTTCTTTTCCGGTTCTTGTGGAATAAATGAATTCATGTACGCTTTATACTCGATCATCCCTCGATTACGCATGATCCACATTGCGTAATCTTCGGAATACGATGGTAGTTCTGATTGATTTACATCTCTGGGCTTCCATCTGAGATATTCGTGGATAAGTATTTTGCCGGCAATCCTACTTCCAGGTGTGTTATTGCTAAGTTCAATTGAGACTCCAAGCTCATCTTCGATCTGCTGTTGGATAGTATGTTCTTGACCACGATCCTGTCCTGCGGACTTGCAGAATCGTACAAGTCTAGGAGCTTCTTTATCAACGTACAATTTAACATGAGGCGCCCACTCTGCAATCTTAGTTTTTACCCATGTCTGTTCACGATAGATATATACACGACGTGTAGGACTGATTGCCGCATAACCTATCCATGTCATTGCCGCGAATCCCCAGTCACCAATTACTACACGCGGCCACCATGCAGGGATTTCGAATGGTTCTACTACATGCAATGCATTCGCTGGTTCGTCCTCAAACTTACGATCTCTAAATTCATCGAAGACTTGGCCTTGATAAGCGTCCCAATCACCAAGCAATTTGGCTTTTCGCTCAGCCTCAATAGTAATTCCCTGAAGACTTTGTTTGTACGTTGGGTCGATGTATTTGTTGTCTTCCAGAGTAGAGTGGATATAGATTCGTTTGTTTCCACCACGGCCTTCAATTATTTTTCCACCTTTTGGGTAAGGTTTAATGAATCTCTTGTAAGTCCAAGTGTGACCGATTCCTCCAGGCATACCAGCGGCGCGTATAATAGCGGGCAATTCTGGCACGGGACTCCTAACACGTTGGAACCCGATATAGAGATATATCCACTCTGTAATACTCGTAAGTTCGTCGGGTGTGAAAAGATTGATCTGCATTGAGTCGTATTTATGCACATCATCTTCATTCTCACAATGACCTAGAAAGATCATTGCTCCTTCGTTAGTTCCGCCTGTACCACCATATTGATCTGGACGTGGAAAGGTCCAACACATTTCTGTCTTATTAAGAGTAGCTCCAAACTTTCTATATAGTTCACGACTTCTAGGAATGATTTCATTTCTAAGTTCAGGGAAAGTTCTGCGCATAAATACTTGCTTGAACTTTGGATTTTCATGCCATCTATGCACGATTCCGTAGAGTAGAAGTACGTCTGATTTTCCTGATCCAGCTCCCCCACCGTAGAATGCTTCTTTGACGGAGGTTGGAACTGATAGGAATAGGGATTGTTTAGGCTCGGGCCTCCACTCATTTGGATTCCTTTCAACTGTCTGTACTGAAGTATTCATTGTCTGTCAGTCAGCACTTACTAATTCCTACGATAATTACCAGAGACAGATAGAGTAGTAAGTAGGAAATCATTCGATCCTGCTTCACGGAAGATTACTCCATTGACAAAGATCTGAACAGTCATGTATGGATAGTAGGCTGCTGCACTTCCATATGAGAGTGGAGTGGCTTCGAGTGAGAGGAATGAGGTAGTAACTGTGGAGGGGAGAGTAACTTGCTGGACGAATGGAAGTGTAGTGAGGACTTGTACGGTTCCATCAACCGACGTAGAGTATTTGATGCGTGCTCCCGTCGCATTGCCCGTAACTCTAAACTCAATCGTTTGATTCTGTATTTGCGGTTGCTGTGGGTCAGATGGAGATATAATCTGAGGATACCCAGAGGGACCAGAAGGAGGATACAGAATCGTAGTCTTGTCACACGCACTCGCGCCAATAGCTGATAGTACAAAGAAAGTAGCGACTAGAAGTTTCATTCGATGTCCTATGGTTCAATAGCTAATTGAATAGCCGCACCAGTTCCGAACATTACCATGAGTCTGCTCTTACCAGCACCATTATCTTCAAGCCAGATATTAGCTCCCAGAACGTCACGCACAGGAACGGATAATCTTTCCTTGTTGATATTGATGTAACCAGTCTCATTGATTGTCAAGTTGGCTGCGAATGTAGTTCCACTCAAGAATCCAGCAATATCCTGAAATACGGTAGGACTCTTTACAACTGAATTGAGTGTAGTCTGACCAATATTCAACTGAGTTCCAGTCACATTGATCACATCTAAATCAGCTGTATTCGCTGCATTCCTCGCCCTGATTAGACTGCCGTTAGATAATCGAACGTCACCAGTTAATGCCGGTATTGGTCCGATCGCAAGCGCACTTGCAGTCACATTATTCCCACCTGCTACAGCATTAGATACTGAAACTGTGGGAGCACCTGTAGTGCAACGAATGAATTTCGCTACAGTAACTTCACCTGAATTGAATGCATTCCATGCGACCCCATCAGTTGATGTCTGACATGGAATTGTAGTGACTACAGTTGATGGTTTAGCTGGTAATGCATACACTACATTCTGTGTGATTACCGTGACTGTACCAATCGATAAAAGAATAGTAGGCATCTTACTTCTTTCCTGCGACCTGATTAGTCTGACCGCTAACTGGTTTGACTCCTGCAGTTGATGTAGTGGTGGAAAGAGTGGTTGGATCAGCAGGATTGAATGTAAAGTCCATCGAGTTAGATACTACTCCAGTCGATGAATCCTGAACCTGTACTGGAAGTACATCTGGACCTAACCACATATCCATATTCACACCAGTAGTCAACTCTGTTGGACTGACAAGAGTAGTTGGTTCAACCTGACCAGCGAATATGATGCGTGAGTGAGAATTGAATCCCGTACCCATCACGTGGATATCGAATGTCTGATCTCCGATCTTCGCATTGTTTGGAGACAATGATGTGACTACAGGAGGGAGAGTCTGACCAGCAGTGAGGACAAGAAGGATTGAATCGTATGCCTTCTGAGCGAATCGACTGTCGCTACACGCCTTGTCGAGTATTGCTCGAATGTATGTACTTCTCTCATCATTCACTACTAGTGGAGTGGATGTAGCTGAGAGAAGGACTGGTTTGAACGGGTCTAAGTGTCTAGCTCTTACTAGGTCCATCTTATTCCTCCACACGAATGGGTGTTCCAAAGCTACGTTCGTCACGAAACTGTGGAGCGAAAATTACGAACTGTGGTGCGGCTTCGCCGCTGTTAGATTTGACTGAATCGTCAGGAGGTTCGAGATTCTTGATGATGACGCTCATATCCTTCGCAATTCCTGCGAGTTCCTTCGCGTCGGTATAGTCTAGTTTCTCTTGAGTGATCGATCCAAGTGCAGCATCCAAAACTTTCGATGCTTTCTTTGATGCTCTCTGTCTGGAACGATTGATGTGGGAAATGATACTCGGCTTCGGAGTGTCATACGTCGTAGTGCTAGTTGCACCCTTAGCATACGCACTCACACTCGATGCCGAGACTCCGAACATCCCTGCAAGTCCTAATGCAGCTTTACGCCCATTGATTACGGCTTCCTCACCGATGATCTGTCTGAGTGGATCTGGAATGTTCACATCTCCCTCTGATCTACCCGGACGATCGAGTGGAATGATCTCCGGAGTGATGGGTGGAGTGCGTGTCTCCTCAGAAGATTCCCTCTTCTGATAGTTACTCAGTTCCGACATGAAATCATCGTCAGATACAATTCCTATAGGCATAATAAATCCAGAGAGTGTCGGATGGAACCTAAATTATGCGCGCAAATCTGAGAGAAGTCAAGCCGACCCGATCGTAAGTCCTTTGGAATGAACAGGTTAGACCCCAAAAAATCGATGAAATTTTCTCACCGACTTGTGGAATCTGATAGATGGAACCAGATATTCACAAAGAGGAGAACCGACTCCGACAGGAATTTTATTTTTCCGGGGAAAATGTCTCAGATAAAAAGACTGAATCCAGCTTCTCATTGCTACACCACCCCCTCCAAATCAAGAAGCGTGCCAACTGTGCATGGGTGTACCCCACAAGATGTAGTGTAGTAACCATGTATAGTACACCACATCTTGTGGTTGACAAGCTGCGCGAAGTGTGCGCCATACATTTTGGTAGGATTGACACCACAATATGTAGTGACCCCGCATCGAGGCGTCACTACATTATGTGGTTGACAGACGCCCCGACCTGTGAGCCGCGAGCCAACTCTGAGAGTGACTCGCTACGCTCGCTCAAAAAAAAGTTGCCGATTCATGCCGCGCTGCGCTGAACCTGTAGTAGACTTCTCTAGTCGGTTGATGACGAACCGACAACGGCGCAAGCTTCATCCCGAAGCCGCCGACAACCGAGTCAGGGGTGCCTCATGGCAAACATCAAGAAAGTTGAGTTCTCCGGTATCATCGAATCCGCACACGGCAAGGCTCTGTCCAGCTACAAGAACGCTGCTGGCGAACAGCTTCCCGCGTCCGCTCCCTACGCCACGTCTTACGACAAGATGCTGGATGAGGCAACCGTGCGCGAAGCTGGCGAATGGCCCAGCGTCGCAGATTGCGTGAAGCTGGCGAACGCGAAACGCAAGGGCAAGGCACGCGCGGCTGCCAACGCTGCCGTTCTCGATTCTCTCGGAGTCGTGAAGCCGACGAACGAGAATGACACTCAACTCCGGCTCAAGAACATGGCAGCGATTTTCGTTGCCAACGGCGAAACCCCGGAAGCCGCCCGCAAGCTGGCTGCAACGTCCCTCAATCTCAAGTGGGAGGACGACGAGGACGACACCGACGACGAGTAGTTCTGAGCGGGGGAGGACTTCCACTCCCCCGTTTTCCCTGCCTCTGGCCGTCCTGGCCTACCGCTTTCCCTCTCACTATCACATTCACTCTCAGACATCCTCTGGCGCGTGGTCCCAGGGGTATTAGCTGTGCGACTAGTCCTCAGTCTCAGACTGAGCGAGATGCGTGTCCGCTGTGCGCCTGCTGTGCGACTGACTCTCAGATTTACCATCAGATATGTCCATCTAATCGGACATAGGGTACCCCCCCTCCCCCTCTCATACCTCCCAATAGCCCTACAAAGGGGTTCTCGCCAAATCTGAGATATGTCCACAACAAAGGAAAGTAAAATTTGAAAGTTAGTATATATATTTTTTTTTTTTGTTTTTTTTTATTATTATAATCTCAAATTAATTTCTTCCTTTTTCGAGGACACTTGACCGACGAGCCGATTTATGGTAGGATTAGGGACAGGGGAGGGAGGAAGGGGGGTATCGACTGTCCACTATTAGAGAGAGCGGGGATGTCTTTTCTTACATACAGGAGGG